CATACCAAACTATCATATATGCGTGTTATATTTCAATGATAACAACGGATATACATATTTTGAGGACGGGCAGAAGATAGAATCAAAAGAGAATAGAGCAGTGATATTCTCAGGGGATTTGCTTCATGCAGGCACATCATGTACTGATACAGATTTAAGAGTTGTTCTCAACATAGACTATTGTAAGTGGAATTGATATGGATTTATTTCCTACACTACTAGAAGAGTATGATCTTACAGGTGCGCCTGGATTAGAGTATTTCAAGAAGCATATAAAAGAGAAAGGAAAGTCAGTAGGACATTCTTTGGCAGTAAATGGTGTCAGTAGTCATGGTGGTTGGGACCCGTTGCAAGATGAGGGTTGTAAGGAAATATGTGATGCCTTTCAAGATTGCATTAATGATTATAATAATAAGATAGGCAACTACCCTTCAGTTATTAGTGGTGCGTGGTATAATATACTGCCCAAAGGTGGATACACAGGTAGGCATCGTCATGAGTCAAGCGTTATTAGTGGTGCATTTTATGTGGAGTTACCAGAGGGAGACTTCGGACAATTCTTCGTGGTATCGCCACTACAACCATACATGATGTGTATTCATAATATACACCCTACACCCTATGGAATATATGAGATTGACATACCAATTAAACAAAATCATCTATACTTATTTCCTTCGTGGTTAGAGCATGGAAGTAGAGTAAACAACACAGATGGCGAGAGGATTACAGTAAGTTTCAATACAACGCCTGCACCAAAAGATATGTTACCGCCTGAATTTGTCAAGGCAGTGTGGGGAGAGGGTCACTGGTTCAATGAAGATAGTTGATGTTTTACCAGTAAAACTGGGGGCAGTCATGTACCCTGAGCATGACAAAGTAAAGTCAATGTTGATTGATGAGATCAATAGTCATGGTGATAGTTATGAATTTCAAAAGGTAGATGCACACGCCAAAGGACTAGAGCATTTTGATTACTATTCACCTCTATCAAGTGACAAGTATAAGGAGTTTAGAGAGTGGATACAGACACAGGCAGAGATATATGCCAAGGACATACTAGGTTATGATACATCAGATTTCTTATTGACAGATAGTTGGTTGAATGTGTGTGATTCTGGAGGCAAACAATCGCCCCATTTTCATATAAATGCCGTGGTATGTGCCTTATATTATGTCAACTTTGATGATGAGTCACATTCGCCAACATACTTTTATCGTCCTAACAACAGTATGAATTTTCCTGATTACTTTGCATATATGTTGACAAATCAAAAAGAAACAAAGTATAATTATATCAATGAAGTGGTTGGAGTTGAGGGTTCGTTGTTACTGTGGCCTGCTAACACCTGTCATGGATATACAACCAACTATGGCGATAATCGTATAACAGTATCCAGTAATTTGATGCCTAGATATATTAATGACGTTAGAATTGAACCTCTAACAAAAGAAGAAAGACACACTGCCATGACTACGTTTAGGTCTGGTAAACTATGGGATTATCCTCTATTATAATATGGAAGTCGTAAACATACTACCAACACCTGTTGCTATCATACCTTGCCCATTCCACGACAAGGTAAAGGACAACATATTGACAGAGATAGAAGAACAAAAGTTAAATCAGTTATCATATAATACAAACTCAAGAGCATTGTCACATATAGGACACTATTCTGTTTTACAGAATGATGTTAAGTTTGGTAGATTTAGAAATTGGTGTGAACAACAGGCAGAATATTATGCAAAAGAAATTAAAGGCGATTACATACAGGAGACAGTACAAGTAACTGATAGTTGGATAAATGTAGCAGACAAAGGTGGTTATCAACACCCACATTACCACAGTAATTCATACCTATCTGCTGTATATTATGTGAACTATGATAATGAAAAACATATCAGTACAAACTTTACCAGAGAGGAGAGTCTATATTTTCCCTCGATGCCCGCTCTACAATTAATGAGAAAAAAATACACGCCTCATAATCAAGATAATGAACTTATCGTGAATGAAGGCGAGTTGATAATATTCCCTGCACAGATCATACATGGATATGATGACAACCAATTCCAAGATAGAGTTACATTATCAATGAATATGATGCCTACAATAGTGACAAATGGCGACTATGGTTGGCGATGTGTCAATCTGAACAAGGCAGAGAGAGAAAAGGCATTTGATACAAAAGAAAATTTAGACTTGACAAAGGAATAATATAATGCCATAATAGGACATGGGAAACAAAATGATCTTAGTTATCATTTTTGTTTCTCGCACCCTATTATAATACTATGGATAGATTAGGTTCAAAACCATACTCATTGCACAATCAAGGTATGAGGCCTGCTCTGAATCAAATGGGCAGAAGTGTGAGTACGGCATCAAAGTTTGGTATCGGTTTCGCTTTAGGTATGCTTTTTTATAGATTCAGTAGTGGACAGTTGAAGAAGTGGCACACTACCGATTGCGTTGATACCGACCACACAGTATTATAAGTTCATGGGGCGAAAGTCGAGCGTCAGCACTGCTAGATCAGTAGTTAGTAACCCCATCTAAAGAAAGGAAAGGTTTTTGTGTTTGTTACCTTTCCTTTCTTACTTTTACAACAAACATTCATTATCATGACAACAATGCAATCAGCAACAAATAAACTCTCAGTTCTACAATGGACAGAGGAACTATGCAGATGCCTAGAAGCACAGTACAGGAACTATTCATTGCGTTATGTCATGGATAGTCAAGATGGAACTGACAAGTATCTACAGGAAAGGGCAAGAAAAATTGAGAATGATGAGGAGTGCATCAAATTCACTATCACATCAGGTAAGAAATACTATAAAGTCATTCAGAATGATTACAGAAATGGCAAGTATGAGAGTGCAGGCGTACACGCTTTTGTTGACAAACAGACAGGAGAAGTTTACAAACCTGCTTCATGGCGTGCTCCCGCTAAACACGTTAGATTTGATATGAGAGATCAGAACCAACGTGAGTATATGTATGCAAACTGCGATTGGGCGGGTGGTTATCTCTATATGAGATAATCCCCACACCTATCTAAATAATACAAGAGTTATATAAATCATGGGATACGATTCACTTACGTCAGATACAGAAACACTAACTAAAGTTAAGTTACAATCAGTTGATAGACTAAAGAAACAATTACAGGCAGCAATGCGAACCATAGGTAATCTTGATGAGAGATTGACTTCACTAGAGTCAATGGTTCATGCTGCCCTACTTAAACAGCAAGATGATATTAAGGCACTTGTTGTAGAGATTAATACTTTAAAAGGCAATAAAGACTATGAGGTTGCCTCAAACAAATTTGATATGGACGCAAAACCCGCTGAGATACCAAATGCGCCACCAGTTGGATAACTGGCACACTTAATATTGCACACTATTGAAACTACATTATTATATGAGAGTAAACAACAAACGACACACTATGGAATTTGAAGATTTTGATTTGGACTTATTTGATGGACAAGAGCAAGATGATTGGTTAATGGACATCAATGGAGTTAGAGAAGAGTTCGACCCTGAGACTAAGGAACTACTTAAACACTTCTAAAAGTGGCACAAGACCCCTTGCAGGGGTCTTTTTTTATACTATACTATGTTTATTGACAACTGATTATGAAACTTAGAGATCATCAAAAAGATATTATTGCCACTATGCAACAGAAGTGGGGTCAAGTGCTTGTACCTACTGGTGGTGGTAAAACAATGTGTATGATTGTTGATGCTAAGTGGCGATTCAGTATGCCTATTCCACAGACTATTATTGTGGTTGCTCCTAGAATCCTACTCGCACAGCAATTATGTGAAGAGTTCCTCGAGCAGATTGATAATGTCGAGGTGCTTCATGTTCATAGTGGAGAGACTAACTACAAGACTACCACTAATCCAAAAGAGATACAAGAGTGGCATCATAACAGTACAAAGAATCAGTTGATCTTTACAACATATCATTCACTTCACAGAATCTTGGAAGATGTTGAAGCGGATACAGTATATTATGATGAGGCACACAATTCAGTTCAAAAGAACTTCTTTGAGAGTGTCAAGAAT